CCTCGCCCTAAAGACGCGCTATCTGCATCTGATAGAAGGGCGTTCCATATTGCAACATGGGCCATATAGCCTGTGAAAAATCGCTGGGGGTTGTCTGCCATCCCAAGCGTTAGGCGATCTATTACCTGAGTCGCTTGATTGCTGTTTATACCATTGACCGTTCCGGTTCGCCCATTCCCTTGTACAAACCGTTGGAGGTCGCTAGTAAAGCGCGCCATTCCTTGATTCCATCGATTTAGCGTAACAACACTTGATTGAGTTCCTGTGGTAGACTGAGACCCATTCCAAGTCGAAACGCTTAAGCCGGTTCCGTTAAAATTTAACCAGTAGACATCTGCGCCACCTCTAAGCAGAACCAAGTCCGTTTGTCCAACAGCTACGGTAGGGAAAAACCAACAAGAAATTGTAAAGGGATATTGGAGGATTAAATTTAGCGGGCTAGAAGAGCCTGTCGCACCAAGAAATAGCCCGCCAGTTCCGTTGAAATGTAAGGACACTTAGGCAACGTCGTATTTAATGCCAACGTAATCAAAGCTGTTGGTGTTTACCGCGTTATTCCGAAGCGTAACACCCGTATTGTGCGCCACAAACAACCCCCAATATTTCGGCATTATCCCGCCAAAAAGCTGGGCAATGGAGAAAGGGGCAACCGGGTATGCAATGTCGGATGTATTAACGAGCACATTGATAGCGGCGCCAATCCTGAACATTGAATACAATACGCCGGTGTTTGTTATCGTCTCTGCCGAATCTACTCCGTCAATAACATCAATCGGGGTCGTAGCTAGGCTTGTGTCGGACGCATAAACAAACACGTTGATAACCGTGTTAGACGACGGCGTTGTCCCTACTGAAATCGAGCCTTGAACAATCGCATCCACGAATTTGTTGGAAGTGTTATCGATCTGAGTGCTTTCTCTGCCAGCCACCCATGTGGAGCTTGAGCCGAGGTTCGCCAAGTCCATCGTGATGGCGGTTGTTGAGCCGTAGTTGATTGTCTGCGTAGCCATTACAGCGCCCTCGCTTCGGCAATGTCGCCATAGTTAACGTATCCACCAACACCTGCCACCGCTTCCGGAGTTTCCATCCGAGCCCCTAACGACAAAAGCGAGTCCATGGAAGCCTGAGTCATAAGCCCAGCGGACACAAAAAGCGCAAGCATTGACTGATTTTCAAAACTTCCCGTGTTGAACTCCGGAATATCCCCGCCGTTAAACATCGCATCCGCCGCCATACCCGCGTTCTGCACCGCAAGATTCTGCTCCGGAGTTCCTCCAGAGTACGCAACAGCGGCGTTAAGCATCGTAAAGCCCGCGTTGGCCCCGGCCCACTGAAGAAGGACGGCTTTACTAATGTTGCCCTGTACCTTCTCCGTGGGAGAGTTGAGTGCCGAGACAAGTTGCGCATCCGTCATGGTGTTGTACGGAGGCTTATCTATCAGCGCCTTCAGCTTGACTATATCCACCATGACAAATTCCTTACGCAATACGGATGATTGCCGCGCCTACGGTGAAAGCTGGGAACTGAATGGTGAACGTCCCAGAACTCACGGTCTTGTCGCCACCAAGCGACAATAGACACACAGCCGGATTAGTCAGCGCATTGTTGGTGCCCGGAGGACTTTCGCCCTGCGCGGAGGGAGTTGTGTTGTAGATCATCGCGCCGTTAGCCGTGAAGCTGGCCGAGTTCCACACCGCGTCCTCGAAATCAAGAAACGCCGTGCCCGTAGCGCCGGTGCCGGTGTCCTTGTCTGTACCGCCATTTGTGAGCGCCAGCCCACCTGCCGTGTATGCAGTTCCCGCCGTATTATTAATTTCGTTGGTCGAGGAATACGCAGTAGTCGTATACGTGTACGAAGCAGTCGAGGTGTACAGCGCGATCTTGAACGTATCGCCGCTGGTCTTACGAAAATCATGAACGCCAAGCAAGATTTCCTGCTTGAACGATGTGCAAAGCCCCTGAGAGACAGCCATTTAAGTTCTCCTAGTCGATATCTACAAGTTTATCCGCCGCTTCTATCAGCCCCTCCCGACGGAGGATATTTGCGATAGTCGTTCTTTCGCTACGCGCTACTTTCTTGAAATAGGTAAGCAAGACAGCACGCAAATGGTCTTGGAACATCTTGGCCTGCTCCCTAATAGGCATTGGAGCGGTATCGGCCACATACATAATTCTGTTTAACGCCAACTCCACCCACTCGTCAGGAGACATCCCCCTGCCCTGAGTAGCAATAACAATAGGAGTTCCAAGTTCAGAAGCTGCGTTCTGTTGCATAAATTTACCTTATTGTACGGGGTAACGAACTTGCCCGGACCTATAAGCGTCCTGACGATCTTTACCATCGCCAAGCATCTTGAGTAGACCCATCGCGTCATCATACCGCTTTTGGTACTGTCCCAAAACGTCTTGCTCACCTTTCATGAAGGTATAAGCCTCCAAAAGCGCCCCATACAACAAAACAGAATCAAAGTTGCTGCCCAGCCATGTAGTAGATGCTGTGACAATAGATTCTGGGTAATAGTAGTAATGCAGCTCTACAGAATAAGCCACGTCGGGAGTAGGGCCAAGGATGAACGTATCTTGGTCAAAGATAGCGTAATACTCAGGAAGCCCTTGGTCCGTAGGTTGCGGATAGGCAGCGCGTATGAAGTTCACGTCTTTGTTTAGGAGATAATGAAACTCTCCAAGACCATCAATTACAGCTAGTGAAAATGTAGCTAACCAATCTGTAGGTGTAGATAAGTACTTATTTCCAAGCGTGAGCGTACCGGTAGAGTTCTTCCTGATAGCAGGAAGCTGTACGGTATTGTAGATTCGCTGTTCCGCTTGCCGAATAAAGGTATTAATGTCATCCGTAGTAAAATCGTTCTCTACGTACGACTTGATTTCGGCAACTAGCTGCGTGTAGTTCATTTAAGGTCTCAGGCCATCCGCGTACTGGACTTGTTACCCTTGGTAGCCGCACCTGTACCACGAGACTTCATAGTCTGGGTATTTGCAACAGCATTGGGGTAACCATTGCAGTTGGGAACTGGTACTTTCTTAGGCTGCTTAGTGGTTCCAGATTTCATTATCGCCCCCGCTGATTCATCGCACGGGCCATGTTGCGCCCCATTGCACGCATATCCATGCCGGTAGGACCGCCCTGCTTCATCTTCTTAGCGCCGTGCATTTTCTTTTCGTGCTTGTACACTTCCTGATCGGCGATTTTACGCACGGTCTTAGTGTTCATTGGCTTCTTTGGCTTCATGTAATTACTACCTCTAGTGTCCCAAGTTGTGTGTTACCCACCAGATAGTTGGGGGTAAGTCCGTCATCCGCTCCAAGTCCAACGGGGTTCCAACCCCACTGAATTTGCCTACTCCCCATACTAATACTTCCGTCTGCTGCAACTCCAGACTGTATGTACGTGTTATCTCTACGCGGGTTCTTCAGTGCTTGCGGGTCTTCTACCGGGTACATACCCTGCATGTTCTGCGGGTGATCCGGATCCCAACAGGTGGCGCACGTCAGAATGTTCGTTTTGTGCCCACGAATTATGATTTCCCGTAACTGCTTCAGCTTGTATCTCTGCCCGCATCTATCGCACTCTGCGATAGCTTTGTGCCCCGCAGCAAATTTATTAGCCATGGCTTACGGGAACATCTGCCGTGGAACTAGGCGAAGGTTTGCTTTTTCGCGGTCCTCATCCGCTGCAAGCTGCCATGCCTCATCGTACATCTGCTTTAGCATTGGAAGCCGTTCAGTGGCATCGGGGATCTTCATAGCGATGTAGTACGCAAGCCCAGCCACCATACAAGGCAGGAAGCGAAACGGGATGTCTTGGGTGTTCACACCGTTACCGGCATCCAACATGCGGCGCAGTCGCCAATACACAAGCTGATAAGTGCTGGATGTATTTGGGATCGGCCACAACGTGAACTGCGGATACTGAACCCCCGAAGGCTCTGTAGCTCCACTCTGCCGATTGATGTAGATCTGAATCGGTCGGCCTTGAACGGACTTGTTCGGCAAAGAAGCGTAGGTAGAGACGCTAATACGAGATATAGCAATATCCGCCTGCGTCGGCGTTCCGGGATTGGTCCGGATAACGTGCTCAATCAGGTCTACGGTATCGACAGGTAAGTCGTATGTAGCCACCCCTGCGGTGAGGTTCTGGATACCTTGTTCGACCGTCCATAGATTAATTCCCCTGTTAGCCCAGTCGGCGAACATGAGATTAAGACTACGGCGGGCTGTACGGAAATCATACCCTGTACGAAGCTCTTTTCCCGCGCGCTCAAACGCCTCCTCGATAAGCTCGTTGAGGTTCAGATTGAACGTGGAGGTCGCGGTAGTAGTCATTTCTTACCTTTGTTCCTATGCGGAGCTACCTTTTTAGCAATCGTCTTAGGCTGGGACACGAACTGTTTTCCCGCCGCCTTACCCGCACGCTTTGCCTTAGTAGTAGCAGCGTATTCAGCAGGGGTAAGCGCCTTTATTGCGCTCTCAGGGAGATACCGCTCTCCCGTTTTGGAAGAAGGCTTTCCGCTTTTCGTACGCCACTTCTGCTGAGTCCATGCCTTCAAACTCTGCTGCGGGGCCTTCATCCTCGGTAGCCCCCACCTTGTTCCTTGTAGCGCTTTGCAAGTAACTGCGCCTTACGGGCGGACCATTGCCCTGCTGCCGTACCCTGCACAGCGGAGTTTTTGATCTGCTCAAAGAGCTTCTTACGCATTCCCGGTTTGGTGTAATTACCCGCTGCGTTCACCTTGGATTTTCCACCAGCAGAGAAAAGCGCAACGGGTTGGTTACCGTCGCGCTTCTTAATGGCGCGGAGCTTCCCTTTCGAGATTGCCCCCATTCCGCGTGAAACCCTCACACGAACCGTCCGCGAGTTCTACCTCTAGTTTCGCAGCCGCCACCACGGACCTTACCACCACCCTTCATGCCGCAAGAGCCGCCGCCGCGCATCTTCTTCACAGCGCCACCACTACGCATCTTCTTCACAGCACCACCCTTACGCATAGGAGCTGCTCCAGCGGAAGGCATTCCGATATTCAGAAGCCCGCCACCTCCGGGGTAACCTCCACCACCGCCAGCCATGTCGCTTCCGACTTGGACCAGAGGAGCGTTGTTACCAAGCCCCGTGGAACCATAAGAAGGAGTCTGGTCTTGCTCAAACGCGGAGAGGGGGCTCGCTGAGACCCCTCCACCCATCATCCGCTTAGTACGGCGCTTCATTACTTCACCCTTTTGGCGCGGGTCTTACCCTTCACTGCGCAACCGTCAATAGCACCACCAGAACGATAAGGAGTGCCCATGCTATTCGGCGACTTCTTACCCGCAGAAGGGATCATTCCACCCTTGGCGTACTTCTTAGTCTTAGCTACCCCACCAGCCGCCATCCCCTTACGTACGATTCCTTTTGTACCAATGGGCTTAAAGGTACCGGGACGAGCCGGATTCGGACGCATACCTGCTGGAGTCGGTTTCGGACGCAGCATCGGCTTGCTCTTAGGAACTCCCGGACGCGGACGATTATTCGTCGGACGCGGCATTGGCCTATTCTTAGGACGAGCGCCTTCTCGCAGGCCAGCTATTGAGCCACTACCAGTACGAGGATTACGCGAATTATTTGGACGATTATTCGTCGGTTTCGGATTCGGCATCGGACGAGTCTTACTCTTAGCGTTTCGCCGCGCTTCCGTAAACCGCTTCCGCGCTTCGGGCGACAAGCTCTTCAAGGCGGCCCGATTACTGGCTTTCTTTCGGTCCAACTGCCGGAGGGCCTGAAACCGCTCACGTGTTTTAGTCGGCATACTCTTTAGGAGTTTCCGATAATCCGCCCCTCGCTTCAGACTGGCCTCAGTCGGCATCGTCTTAGTGGTTTTGGGACGGGGCATTTTGCTGTTCTTCTTTCGGTCTCCCTGTCGGATTGCCATGGCGGACTTCCGAGTTTCAGGCGACATAGTTCTAAGAAGACTCCGATAAGCCTTTCCACGCCGCAGACTAGCCGCAGTCGGTGTCATTTTCTTCTTAGCCGCGCCGGTGCTGGCTCCACCGCCAGCCGCCATACGCTTAGTATTCATTTCGGCTTGTTCGTGCTTGATCATAGATTTGGGAGCGCCCGCCTTCTTCATAAACGCGACTTCCCTACGCACCATATTCTTAGGTTCCACTTGGCCTCCTTCCCTCATAGCGGGACGTTTTTGTACGATGTCATCGATAACCGGCTTAAGCTGTTCCATAATGATCTTTCCCGACCTCTTAAAAGAACCCGGAAGATCAAGAAACCCCTCACGAAACTGTTTAGAGGTCTGTTCATTATTATCGCGTTCCATAGCCAACAGATCGTCAGGCTTTTTACGTCCGACAGTTCTCTTACGCTTAACTTCCTTACCCTCTTTGAATGCGGCCACGCGGCTGTACCGCTTGGTTTGACCCTTTTCGTACATCGTACCCATTACTTCTTCCTCGCTGCTTTACGGCCTTCACTCAAAGCAATGGCTACGGCCTGTTTGGGGTTACGGACAACTCTATTACTCTTACCGCTATGAAGCGTGCCAGCTTTATACTCGCGCATGACGGTCGCGACTTTGGCGGGCTTGGCTTTTACCCCTCCGCCAATTTTAAATCCAAGAGTCTTAGCAACGGCTTCTCGTTTGGTAATAACGCCCCGCATCAAGTCCTCCTTTGCTTCATCAGACAGCCTAGGAGGAGTATCCCTCAAACGATTAGCGCGATCTGATTTATATCGGGGGGCGATAACAGAGGAAGGAGGCACTACTTCGCCGGGACGAGTCCGCGCTAGCGTTTGAGACATTCCTCTTTGGGTCAGCTTCTTCTTAGCAGCGGTGCTGAGAGCTTTATCGATGCCTTTCTCAAGTAAGGCTTTACCCATCATTGCGCCTCTACCAACCCCAGCCACCTCTAAGGCAGCCTTAGCAATACCCATATTCCTCTTCGCGCGGGGAGACGAGTAATCGTCTTTCCCTTTAACTTTTGGGGCTTTTACTTTAGTGGGCTCATCAAGAGGACGAGCGCCTCGACGCTTCCCGGATGAACTAAACTCTGAAAGCGGAAGAACCGGACTAATCCCACCCCCACGTGGAGTTCTATCTCCAGAACGACTTCCGGGAACGGCGTTAGCGTTCTTGGGGCTACTTGGAGCGGACATAGGTTGCCGCCTCTCTCGGAATTGAAACTTCCCGTTAGGCCCAATAACTAGCTCAAGATTTGGGTCTTTCAGGTATTTATCAATCTGCGCCGTGCGCACGTCAACGGACTTGCCTCGACCCATTTTGGTAGAAATACCACCGCCTTTAGCATACTTTTTCACTATGCCTCCTTCAGCACAGTTCCAAGCCCGAAGACTTTTATTAATGCGGCTATTGGGGTCATTTGCAGTCTTCGAGCTAGTGAGCTTCTTTTTCATACCCTTCATACGGGCACAGAAGCTATCCCTACGAGGTCCGCCTTCTGGTTGAGGGCGCTTAAGCCCCGGCTTACCGGGGTTCGCTCGGTTATAGGCAGCGCGGCCTTTGGCGTTCAACCCACCTTCGGGGTTCTTACCTTCAGACCGTTGCCATGCGGGTGACTTAGCCATAGAAAACTGTGAGCTTCGAAG